AGTTGAAGCACTTATGTTTACATCTTCTAACTGCATCAACTTATAGTTACGTTCAAGTAACTCCTTATTCTGTAATATTTTTACAAAGAAGTTTCCATCATCATCTTTGTGTTTGTGTGCATATTTGTATATCTCTTGTAGACTATAATTATTATTCTCAACTCCCAAAGTTGGTATATTTTTTACCAATGTTTTAGTAGCTATTCCTTTTACACCATCTATATTATCAGATTTATCGCCCTCAAATATTTTAGCCATAATAAAGTTCTCTGCAGTTACACAATACTCTTCCAAGACTGCTTCTCTATCATATAATTTCTTTTTTGTGGGAGACCAAACTTTGATATCGTCTGATACTAATTGTAGGAAATCTTTGTCGGTTGACATGATAATCTTTTCACCATCGGGTATTACACTCTTTGCGATATAAGCTATAGCATCATCTGCTTCGATACCATCTACGGATATATTAGTTACTGGTAATAATTCAAGATACTCTGCAACTCTTCTAAGTTGTAGATACATATTCCGTCTCTCATCTTCTACGTTTTCTAAACCTGCTACTCTATTAACTCTGTAAGACGTTCTACGTTTGTTTTTGTAATCGGAATATAATTTACGGCGGCGGTTGCTCCCACCCTTGCCATCAAATACTATGATAACACGAGTGGGATTAAACATATTAATGGCAAATCCTATGCTTTTAAGGAAACCAACAATGCCACCAACATGAACGCCGTTGTCGTTTAAAGTTGGCATTACGCTGAATACTCTGATAAAAGTATTCAAGCCGTCAACTATTAGTACTTTTTTGTTTGTGTTCTGAAAGTTAACAGAACCACCTTTTTTCTTTATCTCATTCAGTATGGAAAGGTATCTGGCGTTTGACATCACTCACCAACCACCTCTTCCGTCTCAACTACATCATCTATTCCCAAATCCTTCATATCATATTTCAATATAACTTTTTCGCATATCTGTTCGTAAACGAATGATTTGAAATCAGGGTCTGATAGTTTCTCTCCGAATTCTTTTGATTGAAACTTGTGTTCTGCTCCTAAGTGGTCTGTAAGTGTATACCATGCACCAGCTTGTTTTACAATCTTATGGTCTTTCATTACTTTTAACCAACTACCTACATCATCAATACCACTTTCAAAGTATAATGGAAACTCACAACTTCTCAAAGGTGGACCTAATCTATTCTTGACAACTTGTGCAAGTATAGTCATACCAATAACGTGATTCTTTTTATCTTTGATTTGACCTTTGTTTTTCAATCTAACTCTTGTAGATGCGTGGAATGGTAATGCTTTACCACCACTTGTTGTCCAGGGGTCTCCGAACATCACACCTAATTTTTGTCTTAACTGATTAGTAAACACAAGAGCCACTCTCTGTCTACCAATCATTTGAGTAATTTTTCTCATAGCTTTAGATATAATGATTGCTTTACTTGTAGCCCAACCATCTTTATCAAAGTCAGCTTCCATCTCTACATTTGTAGATGCAGCTGCAAGTGAATCTACAAGGATAGTTACTAATCTATTTTTGTCTGATTCACGAACTTTGGATACAATCTCTTCTACTGCTGCAAATATATCTTCTACAGTTTCTAAATGTAGATACAACATATTGTTGATATCGACACCAATAACCTTTAGAAAATCTTGACTTACTGCAGTTTCAGTATCTATGTAAACTGCTACTCCACCTTTTTTCTGTGTCTCAGCTAAAAGATGTGCACCAACCAAAGATTTACCACTTGATTCTAATCCATTAAGTTCTGATATCCTACCTACTGCAATACCACCATTTGGTCTATTTGATATTGCCAAGTCTAACAATGTAGAACCTGTAGAGATGAACTCTTTTATATCTGTAGGTGTGGTGTCTGAACCATCAAGGAAATAAGCGACTTTGGTATCTTTGAATTGTTTATTTAAACTAGCGGCAAGTTGCCCTGCCAATTCGTCTCTTGTTGACATATAATGTCTCCTAAATTTATATAACTTAGGGGAGCGAAAGTCGGAACTCGCACTCCCCAACTTAGTTTTCTTCTATTAGTTATTAAACAGATCGTCAAATGCTGCTGAAACATCCTCAGTTGATTTTACATCTTCTTTAACTTCGGATTTAGTTACAGGTTGCTCTTGTGATTCTTCATCACCCTCTTCTGGATTCAACCAATTATTTAGAACTTCAGTTAGTTCTTCATAGGTTTGTTCCTGATAGATTTCGGTGATGTCCTTTTGATTATCCATAAGATTCTCAAGAAGAGTTGCATCTTCCGTAATCGGGGTTTGATTTGGTTTAACCCTGATTGTTGTTTTTGGAAACGAAGCTCCAACTTCCTCTGCTGTCTTGAACTCTACAGTAATATCACGACCATTCATTGAGTCGGTGATGTCACCATAATCAGGATCAGCGATGATGGAAAGCAGTTCTTGATAAACTGTTTTACCAAAACCCCAAAACTTAACACCTTGATTCTCTTCACCACGAATTACTACTGGAGCAAACGTTCTCATTTTGGATTCAATTTTACGAGCTAATTGATAGTCTTCCTTGTTACCCGAAGCTTTGAGTTTTTGAGAAAACTCTTCGATTGGGTCTGGACGACCGAATGACATTGGTGAAAGATAAGATTTTCTACCTAAATCATAATGGAAAAATAACTCGATGAAAGGGTTGTCCTTATTAAATTTATAAGGTACGATTCTTACTTGAGTTGTGCCGGGTGACGGCTTCCATAGATTTGAGGTACGATTGTTTGTGATTTGAAGTTGACCTAGACGCTTCTTCAGTGCGTTAATATCCATTAGATATCTCCTATTTGTTATTCATTAAGTTTAATTGTTCAATTGTTATTGTTACTGTTTTTTGTGTAACCATTTTCATACATAAATAAGTATTATATATATTCCCCAAAATGTAATTTATTTTTCGTCAATATCAGATTTCCATGTTTTTGTATGTATTATTGAATATACCCTTGTTGGTATTTCATATAGCCCCTCTTCGTTTGTTAATAACATACGGTTTCTGTAGTTCTCCCAGGGTATTGGGAATGAGTTGTCTAATACACCATTGTTTAATGTCTTAACTAACTCATTAAGTGCATTAATTGTGTATAGAGAATTTGATTGTTTTTTTCTATGTATGGAAATAGTATCTACTGAACTCTCAATGTAATCATCAGTTGCTTCTACATTATATGTACATATCAATTGATGATAATCGTTCTCGTTCTGAAATACATATACCTTGTCGAATACTATATCGTTACAAGCTATAATCAAATCTATTGTTTCGTATAATCTATTTCTTTTACAAAATGTTGCTAATAGTTGTGTTTTCATAATTAATCATTCCTCTTTGAGTCGAAACACTCTTGCATATCGTTCGACCATTCAATTGTATTCTGTGTTTTTCCTGTTGGACCTTCTTTTGAACGATATGTCTTCTGACCTATCTCTCTTGACTTACCTTCTTTATTTACTGCAAAGATATAAACAACTTTTCCAGTAACTATGTCTGTTCCTGGTTTTTTTGTTAATCTTTCTGTTGTCTGTAATTGGAAGTTATCTTCAGCATCATTTAAATTTTTTACACCCATACAGTCTTTAAGTTTTTTAGGATTTACTGCTACACCTTCCATAACAAGTTGTGTATTTCTTCTTAAAATTCCTTTGTGGTCATTTTCATCTTTAGGTTCATCTATTTTATCTAAATGTAAAAATTCTATAGCCTCTTGAAAACCCAACATATCACCCATTTTTTTAGTTACACCATTTCTTGTTTTAGCTTCTAAACCATTTAATTCATCAACCAATTTTCTCTGTGCATCTAAAGCTTCTTCTCTTGTTTTACTTAATATTTTATCTGTATCCAAACCATCTGGTGTTTCTTGACCTTTATCTTCAAAATCATTTTTAAAAGCAGTTCCTAACCTTTGAACTAATTTAGATTCATCTTTTGTTAATTTTCCTTCTCTACCTCTTTTTATTAATTCTTCCAAAGCTTCTTTATTATTCTTCATACCAACTTTTTTCTGAAAGTTTTGCCAATGATTTTTTGTTCCTGCTTTTTTGTAACCCTTATCTTGTTGCCTAATTAATTTTAACAATATATTTTCTTGTTCATCATAATTCTGATACATCCAATCTGCTTGTTTTTCTATTACTTTACCATAACCCTCTTCTATGTCAGCTACTTTATTCTGATATATATCTACTAATTTAATAGCTTTTTCTCTTGTATTTGAATCAATTCTACCACCCTCTAATAACTTATCAACCCTACCTGCTGCTTTATTAAAATCATCATTTAATGTAGAGTTTCCTTGAATATCATTTAGTGTTTTTTTATCAGACCAACCATCGTATAATAAATTTCCGTCTTTGTCAGTAGTAATCATAGCAGTATCTGCAGCATTTTCTCCACCACCACTTGATTTAACCCACTCAATCATAGTATCTTTGGGAACTTTATAAACTTTATCATCATCATATATCAATATAGGGTCATTAGCACTATTTATTTGTTCTTCCAATTTATCTAAATCACTTCTTGTTCCACCATATGCTTGCATCTTTGTTGGTTCTTTTAAATTTGCTTTTTCAGCACCAATCTTAGCTCTATCATTTTTTCTCTTTGCACTTCTAGCTGCTATTTTTGCACTTTTCCAAAGTTTTTGATCTTCAATATCATCAGGTGCTTTAATTTTATCTTCACTTTTAATAACAGTATTTTTTTGTTGATTTCCTAATTTAGTATCTGATGTCTTGTTGT